TTTTATATATCGAATAAAAACCCTTGTTTTGCAGGGTCTAGTTGTTGACAATGTGCGCGGGGATAACTGCCTTTGCGATTCTTAGACCGTTATTTCTATATTCCTTGAGTGTTTGAAAGCCATAGTCTTAAGCCCCGTCAATTTCGGTTAGCGGGGTTTTTTTATGCCAAGAGAAAAGGTCGAAACTGTGCGGTCAGAACGAGACAAAGGGCTGCTCGAGCGAGCTGGAGTCGCTGGATTCAATCAGCCTAAGCGAACCCCAGGTCACAAGACTAAGAGCCACGTTGTTGTCGCCAAGGTAGGCGATGAAACAAAGACAATTCGCTTCGGCCAGCAGGGTGTTAAGGGCGCAGGAAGCTCGCCTAAAACGGCGAAGGATAAGGCGCGCAAAAAGTCATATTACGCGCGACACGATGCGCAGGACTCGAACCCTAGCAAGCTCTCGGCTCGCTATTGGAGTCATAAGGTGAAGTGGTAATGATTGGGCAAAGAATCGAAAGCTCGCGCATAGATCAAACGGTCAGCTTCTTGATGATGCTGGCAATTGTTCTTATCGGGCTGTCTGTCGCTGTGCTTCTCGCGTTTGTGGCAGCCGTTAAACTTGCGCTATCTATCTGGAGTTAAAGATGCCTGGATTACTCGAAAAGCCTGGTCTGTACTCTAATCTCCACGCTAAAAAAAAGCGGATAGCGGCGCAGAAAGCGGCAGGTAAAACACCTGAGAAGATGCGCGCCAAGGGCGAAAAGGGTAGACCCAGCGCGTCAGACTTTGCCGAAGCTGAGAAAACAGCCAAGCGATGAGCGAAGATCTGATCGACCGCCTGAAGGCTCACGAGGGTTATCGTCGGTTCGCGTATGAGTGTAGCGAAGGCAGGCTGACCATCGGTTACGGCACGATGATCGAGAACGGGGGCCATGGGATTCCTGAGCCTATCGCTGAAGCTCTTCTCACTGATTATGTGAACGTGATCTATGCGCAGATGTCTAGGCACCGCTGGTTCACAGATCTCAACCAGGCGAGGAAGGAGTGCATCGTCGAAATGTGCTATCAGCTCGGCGTAGAGGGCGTCTCTGAATTCAAGAACATGATCTCCAGCCTGAAGGCGGAGAATTGGCTAGCGGCATCTCAGGACGCTCTTGACAGCCTGTGGGCTGAACAGACTCCCTCACGCGCAGCAGAAGTGGCTGGAAGACTGGCGCAAGGGTAATGGATCGATACGAGTACCTGCGTCCCTTTGCGGCAACGCAGACGCAGCACAGATTGCTTGATGCCGCGCTGGCGTGTGACCTGATGCAGGACATCGGGCCTTACCTTGGTATTGCAAACCGCACTGCTGAGATAACGATGGCGCGTATGCGTAACAGGGCTGCGTTGCAAGGCGTATCCCCTGAACACGACCTGACGCGCGAAGTTCCTACACCTTTCAGCGTGAAGGGTACGTCAACCCTCTACAACGCGGACGGAGACATCTCCGCTCAGTGGGTTAAGACCCAAGTCAATGAAAACGAAAGGCTCCAACTGATTCAGTCAGCGATCTTCGACTCGATGTCTGATTATCAAGGGGTATACAGACCCCGCAAAGCGCCAAAGACAGATAACGAAGATCTGTTGTCATGCTATGTAATGGGTGACCCCCATATCGGCGCTTACGCTTATGCCGCCCAATCCGGTGAAAGCTTCGATCTCAAGATCGCTAGGGAAGATCTGCTCGCAGCGACTTCCAAACTGGTTAGGGTGGCTCCTAAAAGCAATCGGGCGCTGATCGCTAACCTGGGTGACTTCTTTCACGCAGACAACCAGAAGAACACGACGACCAGGGGAACCTTCGTTGATGTTGCTGGGGTCTGGCAAGAAGTCTTACAGGCTGGCTGCACACTCATGGTCGATCTGATTAACCTGGCACTAACTAAGCATCCGCAAGTCACGGTGGTGAACTGCATAGGCAATCACGATGACCATTCGTCGGTGATGCTTAGCGCATTCCTTGGCGCTTACTATCGAGATGAGCCAAGGGTCGAGATCCTGCCTACTGCCAATAAATTCAATTACGTCCAGCATGGTCGAGTAGCCATAGGCTTCACGCACGGGGACACGGTAAAGCTCAACACGCTGTCGGAAATCATGGCAACAGATCAGCCTGATCTATGGGCTGCTACTGACCATCGGTATTGGTTCACAGGCCATATACACCACACAACAAAGCAAGAGCTAAGGGGGTCTGTCGTCGAAAGCTTTAGAACCCTCGCAAGTCGTGACGCCTGGCATACGAACTCCGGCTATCGCAGCGGCAGAGATATGTTCTGCATAGTTCACGACAAGCAATTCGGGGAAGTCGAGCGGTATCGCTGTGACATACGGAGGGCGCGGAATGCCCAAGCTAACTAGCATAGATGGCTACAAAAAGACCCTCGCTAAAGATAAGCCGTCGATCGACCTCGAGGCAGTCAATGTCTGGTGTACAGAGTGTGGAGGCGGTTTGTTCGCCTGGAAGATGGATGCGAATAACGAATCTAACAACCTGTTGACCTGCGCTACCTGCCAGGCAAATTACGCGCTGTTCGATGTTGATGGCCTCATTAAGTTAATGAAAGGCGAAAGCACTGATGCTTAGTCTCATGGGTAAGATCTTTGGTTCTGAGAAGGCGCTAGAGGGCGCTGTGAGCGGCATTAATCGTGGGCTTGATGCGTTGGTGTATACCGACGAAGAAAAGGCCCAGGACGCAGCACAGGAGCGTCAGAAGGCTAGAGGGATGGTCGTCGAGTGGATGGCTAACACCACAGGTCAGAAGCTAGCGCGTAGGCTTATTGCAGTGTCCATAACTTTTGTGTGGCTACTCCAATACATCGCCGCCTGGGGCTTGGTTGTTGCTGCGATCTTTGTAGACCCAGAGACGGGTGAAAGGCTTAAAGAAGCGTCGCTGTTGACGCAAGAGCATAGCGACGGGATGACTGGCGCAATCATGTTAATCCTCAGCTTTTACTTTGCCGCACCGCACATGGACAAGATCGTAGGCCCAGCGATGGAACGCTTCGCCAAGACGAACAAGAAGGCATGAAGATGAAAATGAATATCGAGCCAACAATTAGCTGGGGTGATTTAAGTATCGCCACAGGAATGCTTATTGCTGGCCTTCTTGCGTTCACTGATGTCAGCAAGGGCGTGACGCTGAACGAGGTGGCAGTGGAACACTTCCGTGCAGACCTCACCACACTTAACGCCGAGTATCGAGAGCACCTCTCACAAGAGCGCCAGGAGCGGCAGTTAATGCGTGATGAGGTTAGAACGGACTTGCAGATTATAAGTACGAAGCTCGACAAGCTTATTGAGCGACAGCTCGTAGGAGTAAATTAGCATGGCCGATTACAGACCAGTAGCACCCAGGGCGAACCCAGGCGAAGCCCCTGTGGCCCCAATGGGTAAAGTGAATACGGGAAACAACTACCTGGTTAATCAGGCCCGACAGAACCTTACGCCAACCAATCAGCCTTCATCACCACCAGCAGGCGTGGCGGTCAATCCTAATCGTGGCATGACCCGTCTGCCCAATGTTCAGCCGACTGTGGCTGGAGCTGCACAAGAGCGAGCGATGGCTGGGTCAAGCACTCAGCAAGCCGATCTTGCTGCGCAAGCTAGAGACAATATGGGGACTGGTTCCGCACCGCAAAGCATGGGCCTGCTGGAAAGGGTTCAGCTGGAAAGGCAGGCAAGGTAACGATGACAGAAGACGAAGCCCCTAAGAAGCGAGGAAGGCCCAAGGGTAGCTACAGCAAAGCCTCGAAGGCTCAGGTCGCAAGGCTGACGGATAAGGGGAAGCTAAGCCCTCTCGACTATCTCGCCTCGATCTATCAGAACGAATCAGAAGACATCCGCTTGAGAGTGGAAGCCGCTAAAGCCGCTGCGCCTTATGTTCATGCCCGACTGGCATCAACTGAGGTGAGAGCCGCTGTCACAGGGATATCCCAAGAAGAATGGCTCACGAGCTTGAAATAACACGGTTAAGACTGCGAGATGATTTCCCTTTTTATGCGCGTAACTGCCTAAGGGTTCGCTCGAAGTCAGGCGAGACGCAAGCCTTTGCGCTTAACAAGGCTCAGCAGTTTATTCATGCCTGTATTGAGCGGCAGAAGACTGAGACTGGGAAGGTTAGAGCTATCGTCCTAAAGGGGCGGCAACAGGGCGTATCGACTTACGCTGAAGGCAGGCTCTACTGGAAGACAACCCATCGCAGCGGCGTGAGAGCTTTTATTCTTACGCATGAGGCTGACTCGACGTCTGCACTGTTTGAGATGGTTGAGAGATACCACGAACTAGCGCCTGACTTCGTAAAGCCCATGACTGGGGCTAGTAATGCCAGGGAGCTGATCTTTAGCAAGCTAGACAGCGGTTACAAGGTCGGCACGGCAGGAAATAAGTCTGTGGGCCGAGGCACGACGATCCAATACTTTCACGGGTCTGAGGTGGCTTACTGGCCGAATGCCGCAGAACACGCAAAGGGAATCCTACAAGCGGTTCCAGATGAAGATGATACAGAAATCATTCTTGAGTCTACGGCCAATGGCGTAGGCAATTACTTCTATCAGCAATGGCAGCGAGCAGAAGCTGGAGAGAGTCCTTTCCAGGCTATCTTTGTCCCTTGGTTCTGGCAGCCCGAATACCGCAAAAGTGGGCTTGGTGTT